ATCGGATGCTGCTGCCTTCGGTGTAGGCACGGAACTCGCGTAGCAGGGCTTCGTGCTGGGCTTGCAGGTGCTTGTAATCCTCGGTGAGTCGGGTCACGGTATCGGACAGATGACCTATCTTTTTTCGCAGTTCGCCAATCTCGATACGCATGGTGGCATGCGAGTGGGCTTGCTGCTTATAGGTAGCCCGGGAACCATCGGGCTTAACCTCGGGATTAGTGTCAATCAGCACCGTAAACGGATCAATACCAAAAACGTTGCACATTTGCAAAAATCGTTGTACTGGTGTGCGACTGGCGCCTAGTAGTGAGCGGCGCAGGTTGTCGCGTGTAACGCCTAGCTCTCGCGACGCTTGTAGCCATGTGGCACTGTCGGTAACATCTACATACTGCTGCAGGGCATCGGCATCGTAGTAGCACGGCGTGTAGGGTAGGTACTCGTACTCGTTGCGATACCCCACCACGCACGGCTCGCCCTGCACGTAGAAGAAGCGGCGAACGGGGATGTGCAGGCCGTTGGCAATGGCCAGTAGTTGCTGGATGGTAATGGCGTCTGGCTGCTTCATCAGTCGATACCAGGTGGTGGTAGCAATACCGGTAAGGCTAATAAGCTCGCTTGGCGGCATGGCAAGCACGCTGCTGAGTGTAGCGATTAGACTGACGTTAAATTGATACCTACGGTCCATTCCCTTAATGTAAGTTATGCAATAAAAATGAAAGTTAAATTTCCAAATCTATTGTACTGAATTTCCAAAATTATTGTATCTTTGCAGCAAAAATACAAATATTTTCTCTATTAACCAAGACAAAAAGGGAAAATTTGCCTAAAATTGTAGAATATAAAAGTTGCCAATAATATATGCGACGTTATCTAATCAATCTATTGAAAGCCCTTAGGGGTATAGATCCGTTCCAGCGCGAGTTCGACCGGGTGAAGGAAGATTATAACCATGTGGCTGAGCAGGTTGCGCAGCTAGAGATTGTGTTTGATTCCGTGAAGAAGATGACCGCCAAGTCAATCAAAGATGTTGAGAGTTATCAACGTCTGGTGGAGAACCTTCGCGAGCGCCTGAGCGAGAAGGAGGAGTTGATTGAGAGTATGAAGCAGGACTACCAGCAGCGCGCCAATGCTTACAAGACGGAGATAGCCCAGCTAAAAGCTGAGGGTAACAGATAATGAACCTGGAATTATGAATATCGGACAAGCAATTAAGAAACTACGACAGAAGAATGGCATGACTCAGGCTCAGTTGGCCGAGAGATGTGGCGTGAGCCAGAATTCGATATGCTCGCTTGAGACTGGCAAGGCATATCCGCCTAAGGCTACGGTGGAGAAGCTGTGCCTGGCGTTCGACATACCGCAGTCGTTCCTGCTGATGGCGTCGATCGAGGAGAAGGATATCCCCGAGGAGAAGCGTGTGTTATATCGTGCCCTGCTTGTACCGCTGCGTGAAGAACTTCTAACCAAGGATGATCATGGAGAACAACGAGACAAGATATAGTATTCTTAATGCCATACCCCTTGTGGAGGTGATGCGCGGCTGGGGATATTCAGCCGTACGCGTCGGCGACACATCGGCCTCTTACATCTGTCCGTGGCATGACGACCACCGCCCGTCGCTTGTCGTCGACGTGGTTGTACGTCACGGGGCTACGGATCTGGGCTTCAAGTGCTTCGCCTGTGGCGAGGAGGGCTACGGAGCCGTGCAGCTGGCAGCCCGTCTGCTTGGAATGCCTGCGGGAATGATACCCAAGGAGGACTTGGGACGTGTGCTTGACGAGTTGGCAGGCCGCTGTGATGTGGAGCTGCCCGAGGAGGAAGGCGGGGGCAGGCATTTCGACAACCTACGAACACAGATCGTCGGATGGAGCGAATTCCACGACGAAGAGAAACAATATGCCAACTGGAAAGGCGAGGAACCCATCTTTGAACGAGGCTTGTGGACCGAGGAATGTCTCAAGGCGTTGGGACTCAAGGTGGAGCTCGCCACCAGGAAGGCCAAGAAGAACGATGTGAAGGAGGACAACGAGATACGCATAGGCGATACGCTGACGCAGTTCAACGAGGATACCGGCGAAGCGCTGTACCGCTGCTCCTTTGGCAGGGACTTCTACCGTGGGCCGCAGAAGGCTGAGACACGAACCATCGCAGAGTGGGGTGCCGAGGTAGAGAAGATATTCGGCGTACAGCCTGTGAGCCGTTTCATCCAGCGCATCGAACCTAAGAACGGCGGTGTGGCTGCACGTATAGTGAAAGCTACCAAGAACTACCCGATATTCATGTTCGAATATCCTTGGGGTATAAAGAAGTATGAGCCCAGAGATACCTACGGCCAGAACAAGTGGACATGGTGGAGTGTGAAGGAGGATGCCGACCTGTACCACCAGTATTATGCCGATGCCATGCTGACCGACGCATTGGAGGGAGCTGTGCCTGAGCAGGACGAACGTCACCCTTATGTGGTTACAGACGCAGCCAAGGACGGCGCTACACCAAAGAAGATACGTTTCAGACGTGTGGTGCTCTGCAGCGGTCCCCGCGACGCGATGGCAGTATGGAGTCACAGCAATGCCCATGTGGTATGGCTGCACTCGGAACAGGCCGGCTTTGACAAGAAAGGCGGCAATACCCGTCCCAACCGTTGGCTGCGCGGTTTCATCAAGAAGCTGCTCTCGGTCACGGTAGAGGGCGGGCTTTATGTTTGCTATGACGAGGACGCAACAGGACTGGCTTCGAGTCAGGCCATCGCCCTGAACTCGCCGCAGATACACTGGCTGCGCTTGCCCAAGGAACTCTCGCAGATCACCGTGGGCAAGAATGCCAAGCCGCTGAAGGATGTAACTGACTTCATTACAAGATTCAGCGAGGTGGAGGGGCGTATGCCTGCCGACGTGCAACATGACGATCCTGTAGAATGGTTCGACAATGCGATGTACGACACGCCTACATGTCAGTTCTGGCAGTGGGAGTCGGAGCGCAAGGATGCTGACGGTACGGGGCGGGCCAGGTATAAGTTCGACCTTCGTAATACACCGGTGTTTCTCCGTGCCCGTGGCATGGTACGCAAGGTGATGCAGCAGGGCAAGGTTTCTTTCTCACGCTTCTTCCTTCTCTGCAACGACCATACGTTCATCGAGTGCTTCCCCGGCGAGAAGGGTGTGAACAAACTCGTTGCACAGGCCCGTGACCTGATGTCGGAATGGCTGCGTGCCCATAAGGAGAACAACGATGAGAAGGGCAGCCTCTCACGTGCCATCTATTCGGCCAAGCTGGAACAGTCGACACTCGAGAGCATCGAGGAGATGGATATCGATGAGAAGAGCTACGGTGAGGACTTCGACCATTTCTTCTTCCAGAACTGCGCCGTGAAGGTGACTGCCGACGAGATAAAGACCGTGTCGTACACACAGATGAAGGAGTGGACCAACGGCGAGGCCAAGCTCGATGGTAACATCTCGCTGCAGCCCCAGGCATGGCATGTCATTGTCAATCCGATGTACGAGGTGGAACTTCAGAAACATAACGATATACTTGATGCTGCAGGTACTGCCGAGGAGCGTGCACAGGAGAACATGCGCTGGGACTCGTGGTCGACACTGTGGCACTACAGTCTGATTCTCGACAAACCGCTGGAGGAGATGCCTGCCCATTTCCGCTTCCTGCGCAATACCTGCCGTATCTTCTGGGAGAAGGAGATAGGTGGCAAGGAACTGACCGGTACCGAGCGGCAGATACAGGACATGTATCTCATTGCCATGCTGCACGCCATCGGCTCTGCGCTGATACGTCACCGCTCTGCCAACCGCCAGCAGTTCATTCATATTACCGACAACGGCACACGCCGCGAGGATCTTGCCTCGGGCGGTACTGGTAAGACCGTGATACTGGAGCTGCTCTCGCTTATGCGCAAGGTGCTGCGTATCGACGGCAAAGCGCTGGAGGATGGTAACGTGAAACTCTCGCAGGAGCTGGACAAGGTTATTCCAGGCCTGCATAACATCATAGCCATCGACGAGCTTCCCCAGGGATTTTCGCCAAAGACGCTCTACAACTACACGCTTTCAATCACTTCTCGTGGGTTATACCGTGCGTCTGTGGTACTGGAGGGTGATGACCTGCCGAAGTTCGTCGTGGCTTCCAATGAACAACTTGATCTCTCATCTGACTCGACATCGAGACGTACCTACCAGGTGCTGGTATCAGACTGGTACCACCCACGCTCGATGGACGGCTCTCGTCCCGCCCATACTCCTGCCGATGACTTCCGCAAGGAGGGCATGAAGGAGGTGGCGCGGAACCTGAGCCCTGCACTGCTCAACGAGGCACGTAACCTGCTGCTGGGCTGTGTGCAGCTGTTCTTCCAGTTCCCCGATGAGACCATACGTCCGCCGAAGGACAGCCGTGCCATGCTGCGCCAGGCTCTCGCTGCCAGCAAGGACGAGCAGTTCACACGATGGATAGCGGGATTCCTGCAGGACAAGCGCCATATAGGCACGCCGATAGCACAGCGCGAGCTGGCCATCAGTCTGCTCGACTACTGCGGTACCACCATCGGCGAGAAGACCGTGAAGGCAGCCTACAAGCGCATACGAGACAACCTGCTTGACTACATACAGACAAGCATCTACGTTGTGGACCCGCCCGTGGTGCTGGCCACGGCCACCGACAGGGAGAACGGCTTCCGCAGATGCGCAGCATGGCAGTACCCGCGCGATGCTCTGGGAGGCATCCCCGTAGACAGCAAGGGACAGCGTCTGCCGCGTGAGCTGACACGCAAGGCCCCGTACCCAAGGGTGTATTACTTCTACCGTAAGACCGCCATCCCGCGACATTACTACGACCCCGAGCATGAGGGCGAGGCGGACTACGTGCAGGCAGCGCCCCCTACGGATCCTGAGTTGGAGAAGAAAAAAGATACATAGGATATATCGGCAGCGGCCGACTTACATATTTATTATCCATATTCTCCCTTCTACGTGAGTATCAGGGAGTTTTCAAACAGAAAGTCGAACTTTTAAAAACATGATATAAGATGGAGAATATTAGGAAATGTAACGTAACGGTCATCCGCCGATCCTGTATAACCGGAAAGATTATCTGGGTATACAGGGGGATGTCGCGCAATGCCGCGAACGTAGCCTATCACAGGGCATGGAAGCATGAGCTGGAGCGTATCAAGCACTGGCCGGAGTACGTGGCGGAGAGGAAGGCTAATCTTCTGAAGCTCCTGAACGACTGTCTGGCCAACCTGCCCATCACCGCCGAGCTCACCCCTAAGCAGAAGGCTGCAGCCCGCCGGCTGAGGAAGATGGCGGAGACGGAGCCAGAATGCGATCTCGATTTCTACAATCATATCATTGAAGAGCAGCGCCGCCGTGCGGAGGATAAACGGATACGCCAACAGATGCGCGAACGTGCGGTCCTGGAGCGTGCGGCGGCCAATTCTCGCGAATCATGATTATGATAAATAAACGATGTAGTAACTTAAAACCAAAGAAGATATGTTTCATTTCGGAAAGACCCCTGAAGGGGAACTTGATATAATGGTTGACGGCAAGGACGTGGGTGTACTCTACCGTGCCATCGCAGCAGCTGACCTGCCGGAGCGTGGCACGCTGCATAAACTGAAGACCTACCTCGAGGAGAATTTCTCCGATGAGATAAAGGAACGTCCGGCAATGGACTCATTAAACATCTAGGATATGAAGAAGTCGTTACCAAGGTTACCTCAGTCGTGGAGCGAGCTCTCCTGGCAGCAGCTTACCTCCTGCTGGCAGGTCAAGCAGCGTTATGGCGGCAATGCCGACGTGGCACGTGTGGCTGCTATGCTGGTGCTGCTGGGCTGTGAGGTCTGCTCCGGTGCAGCGTCGTTCACCGCTCATACCGGCGAGGCTCTGTACCGCCTGAAGGACAAGGACGGCTGCCAGTGGACGGTGACGGCACGCGAGGCATCGCAGATGGCAAAGGCTGCCATGCCTTGGTTCGACTATCCTTACGGTGATCCTGGCGAGCCTGCTGTGAAGGATGATAAGGGGAAGGAGATTAAGGCTCCCCGCGATCCTCATCGCGGCTATGTGAGCGGCATGCGTGATGCGCTGATACTGCCTAAGGAAACGATGAAGGTCGGCCGTAAGGTATTCGCCCTGCCTCAGGTGGCATGTAACAACCTTACCTGGCAGCAGTACCGCTCATTGCAGACTATCGCCCCACAACTGTTCGGCGAAGGGATTGACGAATCTCAGGCCTTAGACCTGCAGGCACAGTTCCTGGCCAACTGTCTGATACCGCGTTCGCTGGCCCTGTTCGACACTACCAGCGGCTCGATACGCTTCCGTCCGCATTATGAGTTCTGTTACAACGCCACACAGGCCGAGGAGATGGTGAGGTTCTGGCATAAGCAAACCGATGGGACACTGTTCCACATCTGCTTTCAGGCCTACCAGACGGCACTCACCTACTATGCCGGTACCTATCCCCTGTTATTCAGCGGCGACGAGAAGAAGGATCCCATGCGTGATGCGCTCTCAGGCGAGGTCGGCACCATCAACACCATCATGAAGTATGCGGGCTATGCCGATCAGCAGCAGGTGTACGATAGCAACCTCCCCTTCGTGCTCGATATACTGAACACGATGACCAAGGATGCCAAGGAGATTGAGCGCATGAATGCTAAAATCAAGAAAAAATAGAGTCATGTTGGGTAAAATCTGCGGAATTGTAAGAGGTCTTAATAATAATTAACATCTTCAAACTGTAGAACAAAAACATTGAATTTGTAAGAGGTATTAAATATCATTAACATTAAAAACAGAGCTATATGGGAAATTTTGACAGAAACGAGATCCAACAGAAGGTCGATGCAATCATCGTAGAATGCCTGGGCGTACATCCTGAGGACGTGACACCAGAGGCTATTCTAGGCCGTGAACTGGGCGCCGACGAGCTCGACGCAGTAGAGGTTACAATGCAGCTGGAAAAAGAGTTCGGCATCCATATCCCCGATGCACAGATGAACTCACTCGACACCTACTCGGTGAAGGAAGTGTATGAACTGGTTGAAAAACTAATAAATTAATGAGGTTATGGATATGGAATTAGGTGGTGGCAGCAGCGTGATAGCGCCCATGTCGAAAGAGCAGATATTCTATAAGGTCTGCGAGATAATGAGAAACGAGACACTGTTGGATGCTGATGTTGAGATACATATGTCAAGCAAAATGGAAGAGGACCTGGGACTCGACAGTCTTGATATGGTTGATCTGGCGGTGGCGTTAAGACACGAGTTAAGTGTGGATATACCCGATACCGAGTTCTATAAGTTGAATACCTACACCGTAGGCATGCTGTGCGAGCTGGTAGAGCGTGAGATGGCAAAGGCTGTTGCGAAATGATACCCGACGATGAACCTTTCAAGTATGCCGAGCCACGCAAGCCCCGTGTCATTAATTACGAGCTGGAGCGAGAACTGGACGAATTGGAGTTCAGACCTTTCGGATATGAATGGTGAAGATATGACGAACCTAAAATTATAGTGTATGACTGAGAAAGAGGTTATGGCCAGGAAATTTACAAAGAGTGTAAAGCAGCATTCTCCGTTCGCAGGTAATGGACTGAGCCGCACGGCGATGCTGTTCAAGATAGCCACAATGGGGGGGGTGAAATTGACCATTCCACAGCTTAACAAGATCAAGGATGTCAATCCACGTAGGCTGGAGCATGTATATGAAGAGGTGGTGCGCATGGGCGATGAAGGTAGTGCCCGTTTTGCGCTGAGCCTGATTTTTAAATAAAGACAATGATTATGACAGAACAAGAAAGACAGACAGCGGAGAAGCTGCGCAACTCATCTGAGTATATCAAGGCAGCTGAGAGCTTTGCCCGCTATGCCCATCAGGAATGGATTCAGGACTACATCGATTCGCGTGCCCTGCTGATGTGCTGCGTCGACCGTACCATACCTGATGGTGTAGGTTCGATAACCCTGGCTACAGGTGACAGCGACCTGCTTACAGTCTCCCTGATGCAGATGCAGGATGACGAGCATCTTGGCCATATCTTCCGTAAGGCCCGTATGGTTAATGATACCATTGGCGACCTTAACGAGAATATCCGTAACCTCCGTAGCCGATTGCGTATGGGCTATTATATGGCAGCGCTGGTGGCTTTCTGGATGCTGTGTATCATCGGATTCCAGATATGGGGCGTTGCCAACTGGATCACCACAGTGTCCAACCTGCTGCTGATGGTCTTCTTAGGCTATATGGTAGGCCGTGACATACTTGAGCGCCGAAAGATGTTGAAGCGCCTTACGAATGCCGTGCAGCGCGATCGTGTGGAAATGGCGGAACAGCGTCTGCGCGCTTTGTTCGATTCTCTTATGAGCCGTTTGAGGCATGATGACAGCGACGATGATGATGAATAGATAAACAGGATAGACTATGAGACTGGATGAAGCATATCAGAGATGGGGCTCGGAGAGTAAGAATCGCGAGTTGTTTAAGAATACGAAGGATTTGTTCCGCAAGGCTACATGGAAGTTGCCTACTAACCAGCCGTGCTCGTACTACACGCTGCCGGTCCTGGCACGTGCCTTTGCTGCAAGTACCCTCGCTCATAGCGACAAGGTCAATGCGGCAAGCGTGATGTGTCATGTGCTGAACTATGCCCACAGCGTGGATCCCGACCACAACCCCAACCCCGGTTTCAGTTTCGGCGATATCACCAACTATGCAGGTTCCGAACCTGCTTCTGAACAAGCGGAAGTCGAAGAGAAGGTACTCATCGATATGCCAGTGCCTCCTGTGCAGCCTGAAAAGGGAGTTGTGCAGCTTGGCCTGATTAGTCATGAGGTTATAAAGGTATGGCCCAGTGCCCATGCCGCTGCCAAGGCGCTTGGTATCCAGAATATACAGCGTGCTATTGACCGTCATGGTGTGTCAGGCGGTTTCTTCTGGTGCCGCCCTGGCGAGGAGAAGAGCTTCACACCCGCCCCACACCGTCTCGTGCATACTACCAAGCCTAAGGCCGAGAAGGAACCTACGCCAGCCCCGTCGGCTGAGTCAATCCCAGATCCTGACGCTCCTGACTATTGGGGATCGTATCTATACAGAGTCCCAGACGAAGAGCTGGTGAAAGAAATCCGCCGCCGTGGATGGAAGGGTCAGCTGAAAATCACCAAGGTTGTTGAGTTTTATTAATAAGGATTAATTATGAGCAAGTACAACAGACCATGCCGACTGAAGAAGGAGGCACGACCATTTTTCGAAGAAAAGTTGGCCGACAGAATTTTGAGTTACGACCTGTGGCACGAATACTACCACATGGACGAGAACGCACTGGAAGAGGTGCAGGAGGCTTACATTACTTATGGTGCTAAGCGCTACTCTAAGTATGCCACCGATGGTATCAGTAACGATTTGGGCGGATGGTCTAATCCTGAGAACGACAAGTATCGTAAGGATGGCACGGCAGGTGGCACATTCGTTTTCTCGATACACTTCCCCTCGATGAAGCTTATGGAGCACGATCATTTCTGTAAGGGCCGCTTGATGGCTGGACTGATGGATAAGATTCAGGCTGCTGCCGACAGCTACTTCCAGGACTATGTCAATGGCGACCTCGACGAGTTCGGCAACAATAAAGAGAAGTAAATAAGAAGATAAAGAGTTAAAATTATGGCGTACGGTGTTTGTAAAGTTTGCGGATGTACGGACGACGATCCGTGTTATCATCCTGATTATGGTAACTGCTGGTGGGTAGACGAAACCCATGAGTTATGCAGTCATTGTGCAGATGAAGAGATTGCTAATGACCCTGCTACACAGCATTGTATCAATAGTGAAGGCTTTGATGAGTTCCCTGGAATCGAGCGAAAGGATATAGCAGCCCTCGGCTGTCCGTTCCCCGATGAAGACACAGAGGCTTGTTTGGATTGCTCTCATCGTAGTCCGCTTTATGGAACTTGTGATTTAGGTATAGAAATATTAAAATGAAAAAGATAGAGCTTCTATATATTGATCTCTTTTGCGGAGCAGGTGGTACATCGAGTGGCGTTGAATACGCTACGGTGGACGGTAGGAAGTGTGCCGAGGTGATAGCGTGTGTCAACCATGATATTAATGCTATCAAGAGCCATGCGGCAAACCATCCCAAGACGATGCACTTCATCGAGGACATCCGCACGCTGGATCTGGCACCGCTGGTCCGTCACCTGCAGAAGATGAAGTGCAGGCACCCACGGGCAAAGGTCGTATTGTGGGCTTCATTGGAATGCACGAACTTCTCGAAGGCGAAGGGCGGTCAGCCCCGCGACGCAGACAGCCGCACGCTGGCCGAGCACCTGTTCCGATACATCGAGGCCATCGACCCCGACTATATCCAGATAGAGAATGTGGAGGAGTTCATGTGCTGGGGAGATCTCGACGAGAACGGACACCCTATTTCCCGATTCGAGGGACGCAGCTATATGCGATGGGTGAAGCACGTAATGGACTACGGCTATGAATACGACTGGCGTCTGCTGAACGCTGCCGATTTCGGGGCTTACACCTCGCGCAAGCGTTTCTTCGGGCAGTTCGCCCGCAAGGGACTTCCCATAGCATTCCCTGTTCAGTCCTATGCTAAGAACGGCGACGAAGGAGGCATGTTTAATGTCTATAAGAAATGGAAGCCTGTAAAAGAAGTGCTCGACTTGAAAGATGAAGGCGAGAGTATCTTTGCGAAGAAGAAGCCGCTGTGCGAGAAGACACTGGAACGCATCTACGCCGGGCTTATTAAGTTTGTGGCTGGCGGCCGTGAGCGGCATGAGGAGTTTATGATGCGCTACAATAGCGTAAGACCACAGGATACTGTGAAGTCGCTCGACGAGCCTTGTGGCGTGGTTACCACCGAGAATCGTTTTGCGAAGGTCAAGTGTCAGTTCCTCTCGAAGCAGTTCAGCGGCGACCCGATGTCGAAGAACCAGGACATTGACCGTCCAGCTGGCACCGTCACCTGCAAGGATCATCACGCTTTCGTTACGGCCTACTACGGCAACGGCTTCAATCAGTCGGTTGATGAACCAGCGCCGACGGTTACGACCAAAGACCGCATGGCACTGGTCAGCTCTAAGTTCATCGTCAACTACCGCTTCAACAATACTGGTAGTTCTGTCGACGAGCCTGCACCTACCATCTGTACCGTTGGGCAGATAGGCATGGCCACCACACAGTATCTGCTTAACCCTCAGTTTGCCAGTGCAGGCGGCAGCATCGACAAACCCTGCTTTACGCTGATAGCCCGCATGGATAAGATGCCGCCGTATCTGGTAAGCACTGAGCAGGGCGTTGGCATCGCCATCTACGAGGACGACAGCCCCATGACCCGCAAGGTGAAGGAGTTTATGGCCATGTACGGCATCATCGACATCAAGATGCGGATGCTGAAGATTGTCGAGCTGAAGCGCATCATGGGTTTCCCCGAGGACTACACGCTCATCGGCACGCAGGCCGAGCAGAAGAAGTTCATCGGCAATGCCGTAGAGGTGAATATGAGTCGCGTGCTCTGCGAGGCCTTGGCAAGAAAACTAATGAACAAAGTAGCATAGTTCCGATATGGATAAGAGACAGCAGCGAAATGCAAGCGTATCCTCTGATGAGTGGTATACACCACGGTGGGTGATTGACACACTGGGGCCATTTGATACCGACCCCTGCGCGGCTCCTGGCTCTGTGCGTCCGTTTCAGATTGCGCCTACTTGTTGGACGAAAGAAGATGACGGACTGCATCAGATGTGGAATGGTACCGTATGGCTGAACCCACCGTACAGCCGCGTACTGCAGCAAGGTTTCTGCGAGAAGATGGCAATACATAACGACGGCATAGCCCTGCTGATGAACCGTCAGGACAATCTTCTCTGGCAGGAGGTTATCTTCCCTACCGCTGCCTCGATGATATTCATGCGTCATCGTCTCCGATTTATCCGTCCTGACGGCACTAGTGGCTCTCCGTTCTTCGGCTCCTGTCTGGTTTCTTGGGGCTCCGAGTGCGACAAACGGCTGCGTAACAGCGGCATTGAAGGGAAGTATGTGGTACTGAACATGTGACACTATCGAATGATGATTAGATAATTCTAAAATGTCGAGTAAAAATGAAATCGGACGTTTATAATATCGACTGTATGGAATATATGCATGGCATACCTGACAAGGCTATTGACCTGGTCATTGCAGACCCGCCTTATGGCATAGGTGCAAGCAAACCCCATAAGAAACCTGGCTTTGCCAGGCAGAAGAACGGCAGTGTTCTGTCGGTCAGACGCAACGACTATACATGGAAGGACTGGGATTCGACCAGTATCAGTCCTGAGTTCTTCGAAGAGCTGAAGCGCATCAGCCGCCATCAGATTATCTTCGGTGCCAACTATTTCGGGCTGCAGGGCGGTATGATCGTATGGGATAAGATCAACGGCGACTGCGACCAGATGGGTTGCGAGATTGCTTACCAGTCATTCAACCGTCGCACAGACATCGTGCACTTCATGTGGAACGGCATGATGCAGGGGATATACTGTGGCAATGATGTAGGCAGAGCGCTGGTCCAGCAGGGCAATAAAGCGCTGAATGAGAAGCGTATCCATCCGACGCAGAAGCCTGTCGCTCTATATGCATGGCTGCTGACAAACTACGCACAGCCGGGTTGGTGTATCTTCGATCCGATGATGGGCAGCCAATCAAGCCGTATCGCCGCTCATAAGCTGGGCTTCGATTACGTGGGCTGTGAGCGTGACAAGGAGTATTTCGACAAGGGGTGCGAGCGTTACGATGACGAGTGTCTGAATCGCATTAAGACACCGAGCGGCCGTATTGTAGAGCAGCTATCTTTGTTTGACGAATAAACTAATAAAATTGTGATATGAGAACAATACAGATTTCGGACGAGGACTATGAGTTCTTGAAGGATTTGCAGCATGAGTTGAATACTCAGACCAACGACGGCAACGCCGAACCTGTGTACTGGGGCGTGAGGGAGTACAACTACGAACTGACGTTGGAAGGGGAAGGCGAGCCGCGAATAACCTATGACGATGGTGCCTATACGCTGGAGGAAGCCATCGAAGCCGTGAACGAGTGCATCGGCGACTACGACGAGGAAACGCAGACAGAATGGAATGGTATTGATAAGACGGATGCCGACGACGTAGCCTACTTTATGAAGGGAACGTTGAAATGGGACTATAGTGATATCTATTGGGTGGAGAAGAAAGCCCGTATTACTAATGAGACGGGCGCATTCATCACTAAGCGGGCTTGCAAAGAGTACATACAGCGTTACGGCTATAATCATTGCCGTCCACACACCTACGCCATGACCGCCTATCGTAACTACGAACTCGGACAGCTACTGAAGATACTAAAGACTATGGTTTTTGGGGATGGTCAGCAGTTACAGTCGGAAGAACTGGAGGCCGAACGAGATAATGTACGGCAGGAGATGCTCGATAAGGCTTGTAAGTGGATAGACGATAATGCGTTTAGATATGTCGTTACGGGCGATGTACATGGCGTTTCTATGACAGCTTTGCACAGCAGTATTACTGAAGATTTTCGTAAAGCAATGGAGAAATGATTATGATTATTGACAGACAATTCCATAATTTACAGTGCGACCACTGCGGAGCTCTGATTGATGAAGAGACGTGGTGGGACGATAAGGAGGCACTCACGTCCACAATCCTTGACGAGTGCGGATGGATAGAGTGTGAGGGTGGCCGTCACTACTGCGATGAGTGCTGGAGCCGTGACGATGACGACAATATCGTGACTGAGGATGGTCGCAAGTGGGACGATTATGATCATAAGGAAATTAAATAGAATTGAACATGGTAACGAAAGTAGTAATCAATAATAACGAAGATACGCCTATCGGGTATCTGAGCGAACTGAAGGCGTTCAAGAACGGCAAGACCTATGAGTTCAAGCCAGGTGTGAATATCATCGTAGGCGAGAACGGCTGTGGTAAGACTACGCTGCTGAACCTGATCCGCAAGTACCTGCTGGTAGATCTGTCAGAGTGTTCTGTTGGAACGTTCAATTCTAACATCAACGCACTGTTTCCCAGTCTCATTGACCATAGCAGGATACTTGACGGTGTGGAGGTTTTTGCCGACTACAGACGTAACACGTTCCGCATGTGCCATGCCGGCGAACGCAAACTCAATGACGAGATATTCGCTGACGAGCACTCTACCAATGAGTTCTTCGGCCAAAAGTGGGCGTCCACCGGTGAAGGAGTGCTCCACTCACTCAAGTCGCTCTTCGCCCGCATGTTCGGCAAGGGTGCAAATCTGACATTCGACTATCTGCAGCTGGGTGATAACTACCCGCAGTACATGAAGTATATTCATGACCACCTGATTGATGGTAACGAGTGGACGATACTGATGGACGAGCCCGACCGTAACTTAGACATCGAGAACATCGGGCAGATACGTGATATACTGAACGTACACAAACCGCAGACACAGATAATAGCGGTGGTTCATAATCCGCTGCTGATATGTGCTCTCTCTAAGAACCCTGATGTCAACTTCATCGAGATGACCAGAGGCTATGTGAATAAGGTTAAGAAATTGGTAAATGAACTGGTGTGACTATGGCAAACTTACTCTACAACTACACAGACGTCGAACAGTCAAAGCGACTGTTAGAGATAGGACTTGATCCGCAGACCGCCGACATGTATTGGGAGACGGGAAACATCCGCTATGACGGTCAGTGCTGGGAGGCAAAGACAGGCCAGAGTCCTGCGATACGGATGAATACCTTCTCATATCGTAACGGCTATGTGCTGCCGTGCTGGAGTTTTGCGGCACTGTTTGCTCTGCTGCCTGTCATCGACCGCGACGAGCCACAGCTGAAGCACCTGAATACCATCGGACGTCACGAGGCAGGCGACTACCGTATCTGCTACAATAACCAGACCGACCATCCGTTCATGGCCTACGGCGCAACGCTTATCGACGCGGCCGTGGATATCATGGAGCAGATGATAAAGGCTGGCTGGATCTTTGAATCTACAAGAGAATAAGGAGAATAGATTATGGCAGAAAGTTACAGTATTGATTTTGGAAAGATTGCAGTAGGCTTCTATAAGCACTATGCAGCCTATGGCAAGAGTGTTGTTAAAGACGGAACGGTCTATCAGTTCTGGAGGTTCTATGTTTGGATTAAGGCATGAGGGGTAGAATATGAATGCACAGCAGATAGCAAAGATTAGGCAGATATACCGCGACAGGAACTGCGCCTACTGCGGGTGGTTTTTTTCTGCGGTCAGCTGGTGGTGCGGGAATGTAGAAATAATAAAGCTGAGAGGAACAAGACTTCCTGGCATCTGTCACTGTCCTGGATGGAAACCAGATAAGAGCTATATTTTAAAAAGCATTACGGAGAACTAATTATGAATAAGAATGAAGTAAAGAAAATGGTGCCAGACGTATGTGTGCAGCACTTTACGCTGACCGATGACAACTGGTCGGCAAAGGCCTTAAACGAGAAAGCAAAGCTGCTGGCCGACAGTTTGGGTACAGGACTTATCTGCTGGTGGTGGCACGGAGAAAAGAACCGTCTGGACCTGTTTACGTCCTATGCTTTCAAGAATTTTCTTGATGCATTGAAGCCAGGTGCAAAATTCACAAACCGTCGCGGCAAAGAGTTTACAATTATGGGCGAGCCCTATCTTGACAACTGCCGCATGTGCATACAGACCGACTTTGGCATATGGTTCTGCGAGAACATCTACGATCCGTCACAGAGTTATAAGTAAAGGAGAAACAATTATAAACTCATAAAACGAATAGATATTATGCAAGACAGAAGTTACGACCAACTTAGAGAAATGCTTTCGGCACATCAGGGCGATGGGCTGGAAGAGAAATTAAAGGGGCTGATGGCTGACCCTACGCATCGCGAAAAGCCTAACTGGGAGGACGAGGAGGAGTTTATTCGCCGCGAACTTGAGCCCAAGTATGTTATCGTGAAGTATCGTGGCAGCTACTGCTTCCGTGCCAAATATACCGATATGCACCGCTCACTGCTTTCACAGGATGAAATCTACAACCAGCGATGCGATGGTGGTGGTTTCTGGGGTGTGGATGGCGAGAACCACCGCGTAACACTCTACGACTCATCATCCGACTTCGGTCGGCCCAAGCACATAGAGGAAGCCATTCGTAACGATGGCGAACGCCTGCTGAAGATACTCGGCGAGGTAGGCGATAAGGAGGGTAATAAGTACGATCTTACCGGCTACGACATTACTTACATCGACGCCATCGGCCATCGTCATGTGGTTGAACCCTGGACTGCCGAGGAGCGCCAGGAGCACGAGGAGATGCTGAAACAGCGCGAGATGGCCGACAGCGCACACACCGCGTATTCAAAGGGTAATATCGGTGCCATCTGTAATCACAAGCATTACAACTATCAGGAGCCCAAGAACTACAAAAAGAAGAAAAGGGCAAAGCGCCGCCAGCAGAAGCAGGCACGTCGCAGGAATTAGTAACAAACAAAATGAAAAGGGTTATGACCGAACAAATATGCACAAACATCGAACAGTCGAAAAGGTTGATGGAACTGGGACTGCGGGAGGATACTGCCGACCTTTATATCACAATGAAAGGGGATGATATCAAAACCATCTGTAGCTTTAAAACCAAAGATAGCTTCCCTTCGTGGTCGCTTGCTAAGTTGGTGGAGATAGTTAAGGATGTCCCTACGCCTCACCCAGAAGTGTGGCACGATGTAGATTTCTTCGAGGAGATATTTAACGAAGTATGTCATGCGCTCGTTGGCTGCTATTGCTGGGACTATTGGAGTGACGAGAAACACAAGCAGGCAGTGGACCAAAAGCGAAATAGATGGAGTGAATTTGCGGCAGATATTAAGAGAAAATTACCAAAGGTGTTCCAAAGCAAGTTGCCAGATCGCAAAGAACTTATCGACTTTTTTGAGCATGAAGGATCATGGAATCGTGATAATCGCCTAGGTCGCATCTATCGTACTGCAGCAAAAGAACTGAAAGACTACGATATGAAGCTACGCAAACCTCGCCTGATGCTGCAGTGGAGTCGTAATGACTATGGCTATCACCACTTGAGTGCCTGGGCGCTTAACGATAAGGACGAGGGCTGCTTCGAATATGCTGTGGCAGTGGGCGTCAATAAGCCGTTGGCATTATGGCGGTTGGTCCGTAAGATGCATCGCATGGGTTGGCTGTACCTGCTGCGCTACGTGGTAAAGCAAAAGGTTGTGTCGGCTATCCCAGGCCGTGTGAAGTATTTTAAGATTGAGAAGGTTACTGATACCTTCTATCTTATCCGCCAGCGCCACACTCTGTTATTCTTTCTGCACTGGTACGACAGCGGGTCGGAATTGCTTAGCCCATACTATCGCAAATCGTCGCGCTTAGAGGCTCGAGATTTTATCGCCCAGGAATGCCGCGAAAAGGGTTACGATTATCGAATAAAGGATGTGTAAAAAAAAAGATTAATTATGGCAAACGAAAAGAAAAAAGTTAATTAAACAAATAAGATTATGAAGAAAACGTTGTTTTACATTCTGTCAGCATTGACGCTGATGTTTATCGGTCTGAAGCTGGCCGACAAGATCGACTGGAGTTGGTGGTGGGTATTCTCGCCGGTATGGATTCCGTTGGTTGTTTTGGTGTTAGTGACTATAGTAAGGCTTTGTACTATGTATTATCTCTATAAGCACAACACAGAGTACCGTAAAGCCGTGGATGACTACAGAGAAGCCAGTAGACAATCGAAGATGACTCTTGCGGACAGGCTGAAGGAGATGAAAGAGCATGCACTAAAAATTGAGAAAGAAAGGAGAATTGACAGATGAAAAAGATTATGTTTAGCGAGCGGTACGGGCTGGAGAGTGCGGTGCTGGATGGGCGAAAGACCATGACGCGCCGTGTAGTAGTACAACCTAAGCATTTTCGTGGGCACGACGATGTGGCGCTGGAGTTTCGTCGCCGCCTTGATTCCGATTTCTATTTCGACTGTGTAGTGCTCGATGCCGACGATCACGAACTTGGTCAGTTGCCATTGCCTTACGAGGTTGGAGACGTGGTGGCTATTGCCCAGCGATACAAGGATGCTGGCATCGCCCCATCTACTATTGTGAAAATGATAGATGAGGGACAGAATATGTTTACGCCAGTTCCCGCCTTTGAATCTGCTGGCTGGAAAAACAAGATGTTCGTAAAAGCCGACCTGATGCCGCAGCAGATACTCATTACCGACCTATGGTTTGAGCGCCTGCAAGCCATCAGCGACGAGGATTGCTTGAAAGAGGGTGTGGAGAAGTGGGTTGACTGCTACATCGTTTCTGGCATTATGGAGAATCAGGGAAAGAACAACGTCTGCTTTGATACTCCGCGTGAAGCCTTTGCCGCACTCATCGACCGCATCAGCGGAAAGGGTACATGGCAGCGCAATCCTTGGGTAATCGCATACACACATTTGAACTTGTAAAATAAGGAGGAGTAATTATGGCACAGATGAACGACAACGATATAGTAAACCTGCTGAAAGACCGTTCGAGACTGGAGCAGTACATACTCGACATGATAAAGTCGTCTGATAAGTTTGCCGAGAACCTGCCGCAGTTGCGCGATCGTGGCTGGACCGAGAAAGGCATGCTCGACAAGGTAATCGAGATAACTACCATACAGAGTCAGCAGATAAAGCACTTGGCGCTGATAGCCCTGTTGCTGGTACATTCCAAAGAGTTCGACTCGATCATTGCCAACACAATGATGGAGATGGGGCGTGGTAAGGAAGCCCTGCAGGAGATGCTGCGAGCAAAAATGAAACGAGGATATTAAAAAAATAATTTGGCGATATGAAAGAAGAGACATTAGCAAAGGCGAAAGCCTTAAAGCAACTGATAGAGAGCAGTATATGCGGCGAAATGCCTGCAGGGCTGGGCGATACGGTGTATATCTGTCGCGCTAATGAAAACGGCATCGACGAAAGCACCAAGATTGCCATCGACCTGAAAGAGGCTGTGAACAACGACGGTCAGGCATCAAATCCGTTCAATCCGCTCGATACCATTCTGCGCCCTATTATGGATCGCGATGGTAAAGAGAATATACGCAGAATAAACGAGTCCATGAATAACCAGCCTATGATGGTGTTTGTGCCGAAAATGACCGACAAAGGCGTAGTGTATCACAAAGTTGCTAAGGGCGCGGGGTTGGTGATACCAAGCGATAAGCCTAATGAGTTGGATATCCTGAATTTGCGCGAGAAGATGACGATACCTGAGATTCCATTTCCAAAAGAATTGCCCGAGCTATCGTTTAGAGTGAAGATTTCCAGGCGCCGTATGCGCCGCTGGCGCCGGCAGTTGATGGGCAGTAAGCCCCGTTTGCCCCGCAAGCTGAAGAAGGCTGCCAAGCATGCCGACTTTGATGTGTTCGATCTGAACAATAAAATCGACGCGCAGCAAGATAGCAAAAAAGTTAACGCTACTGTAGAGTACAACCTGCGTGTGCGCACCAATCCCGCAGGTTATCCACGCACCAAGTGGGTACGCAGGCTTACCAATATAGTACACCGTATCATGCTCTGCCAGTATCGTCGCTTTATGTATCACCAACTGAAGCAACAATGCCTGGAAAATTTATTAAACCTAAACGAGAAAGAGTGATGATGGCACGAAAGAAACAACTGAAGGTAGAGGAGCCGATGGAGCGGTTCATACACCGAACGGACTGCCCAGAAAAGTCGCCATATTTCGACCAGTGCTATCTGAAGAGTGGCTTTACGTCATCAGGTTGCCACATCACGGCAGAATGTGACGGCAACTGCGAGAGAATGAAAAAATGGGATAAGGAGCACAGCATCGCCAATGGTACCGAGTTTAACTTAAAGAGTTTTGACTAAAAGAATAAAGTTATGGGAAAGTATATTAGTAAATCCGCTGTAGTAGCGGAGATTAAAGAGGTGGACATGAGAAGGGAATTAGAAAATTTTATTGAACATGCAAATGCGTGGATTAAAGATAATCGGGAAGTTGAATATAACAATGGCGATTCCTTCAATCATATATACGATTTTGAAAAGATTGCCAGGCACTTCTTTGAACTTGGTCTTAAAGCACAGAAAGGAGAATAAAATATGAAAACAGGTATTGAACTAATTGCCGAAGAAAGGCAAAGACAGATTGAAGTTGAGGGCTATAGCGCACAGCACGATTCTCAGCATAAAGCAAGTGAATTTGCTTATGCTATTATAGCGTATGCAGAAGCTGCTAAGGCTGGTATAAATTGTAGAGAGTCAGGAATAACCGATGAGAGGTATATTTCTATGGCTAAGTCTGATATGGGCAGGCACTTCCCTTGGGGAGAGTTCAAGACTATAACCGATATTAGGGATTTGACTAAGGTTGGTGCCTTGGCTGCTGCATTGATTGATAGACTACAAACACAGAAAGGAGAATAGATATGGTTACACATACTGCTGTTATGATACTATGCGGCTTATCTTGTATGATTGGTATTGCTGTAGGTTATGTAATTGGATATTTTATACAGAAAGGAGAAAAAGTATGATTGCAAATAATTGTCCTTTTGGAAGAGCTTGTTGCGATGGCTGCAATAATTTAACTACTGGTGGTTGTATAGCAAAACAAAATTTCACAGGGTGTTCTATTACACATGACGATATGATTGCTTTATGGGAAAGAAGAAAAGATGAACTAATGAAACTTTCAAAAGAAGAATTAGTTGAAATGATTATTGGTAAAAGAGAACATGTTGGTATTACTTTTGGATAATAAATAAAGGAGAAGAGATATGACAGACAAAGAAAGGAAAAATAAAATAGCAGATATTCTGCTGGATTTTTATGATGAATATCATTCTAATGAAATCAATAGACCAATGATTCCATCTATTTATGCTGACAAAATTCTTGACTCCTTGCAAGAAGGGCCTGCAAATGACAGTTTTGAGGATGAAGTAAAAAGACTTTGGAAGGAAATAAATACTGGGCACAGCTATTCAGTAGTTGACTCGTATAATCTGTTTTATGGGTTATGCATGGATATAGCTCAATGGCAGAAAGAGCAGATGATGGCAAAGGCTGTTAATGTTACGATATCTATACCATCCCCACGTCTTGATGGTAGCTATACCCATTTTGTTGACAGCAAGGAGGCTTTGCCTTTGGGTGACATAAAGGTTTTGGTAATTAAGGAGGACTGACACGATGGCAAAATGGAAAATAAGGGTAGGTCTGCGGGAGTGCAAGACATTCTACGACCAGACAGAGGGAGAACAGATGCTGCCGTTCCTGCCAAGAAAGGGCGACGTGTTCTGGATGTCGGACGATTGCCAGGACAGACTGGAAAAGAGGGTGCTGAAGTGCATGAAGCAACATTGCGATTGCGGCGATGGATGCCCGTTCTTCAGCGAGGGCGAGCCAAACATCAATAACCAAGTGATAGTCCACGAGATTCTTTTCAATGTTGAGAACCGCGAGGTGAGGATTATACTAAGAGACGATTCTAACATAATATGGAATCAACATGAATAAATAACTTAAAAGGAATACGATTATGACAAACTTTGAAATTGCAATGCTTTCGTTCCTGCAGGACGCACAGAACGAGTTTAACAGCGAGAAGGAGGTGGATCACTTCATCGAGAAGCACGCTCCAAAGTTGATGGAAGCCGCTTGTAAGCAACTGATGACCGAGATTTGGCATAAGGAATCAGAAAATCCCGGCAACAGACACCCATACCCAGTGCTCAATCCAGACGGAGAAATGGCATACGCCTATTACGAGGAGTTGTGCGGCTGGCAGTTCGACCGCGACTTCAAGCGCAGCACACGTATGCTCTGGCTCGACATTGAGAGGATTTTACCAAAGGAGGACTGACGATGCCGCATAAGATAGCACTCAACGGATTCGGAAGGTTGGGCAGGCTTGCGCTGATGGCGCAGACGTTGCCGCTCATGCCACTAGGGGCGAAACGGGTATTCGAAGATGGCATAGAATCGCTGAAAGATGTGATTAACGAGAAGGATAATCGGAATGTCAGCCTGCGGATGTACCCGACACCAACCAGCAGGGAGTTCAAGCTGAGACCGCCTGAGTCTGTCGTGACGGATGCTGTGGTCGATACGTCGGACATACCGAACCCACGATATCACGACCGCACATTTCCAAAGGATTATGCCAAGAAAAAGAAAGCCAAGCGCCGTCAGCAGAAGCAGGCCCGCCGCAGGAATAAATAAATTAAAAAGAACTATGAATAAAGAGACATTAGAACGAGCAAATAATCTCGGAAACGAGAAACCGTCGGCTGCAGAGTGCGTGATTGAGAACATGAAGCAGTTAGGTAAAGCTATAAACAAAATGAGTGTCAAGGCATCCGACTTGGCTGGTTACAGGGTACAGACACCACCGATACCTATTGGCTACCTTGAACTTGAAGAGGCAATGACGCGCATCCCAGTATTCAGACGCATTGGCTGGTTCCATCGCTGTATGCTTCGTTGGTGCTTTGGATTGAAATATATTACGGAGGACTGACTATGCGAACAATCAGATTCAGAGCAAAGGCATTAAAAGGCAGACGATGGGTGTACGGCGACTTACTGCACGCTGGCACCGACCCGGCTGACGGCGAGTTTGAAATCATGTATTGGGATGACGAGAGCGGATGGATGCAGGAGCGCATCGACCCTGCCACCATCGGACAGCTTACCAGTCTGCGTGACATCAACGGCAAGGATATCTACGAGGGTGACATCCTCGACGTGAGCTATGCCGACGAAGATAGCTATCTGGAGGTGCGCTTCGTTCGCGGCGTGTTCGCCTTCCTGTGGGACGGCGACCTCGACGACGAGTTCCCCTGCAACGCACCCACCCACGAATGGGCCAAGGTGATAGGCAATATCTACGACGATCCGAAACTCCTTAAACGACATTAAGCGTATGGCACAGCATCAGTATAATTGCGAAGAGTGCGGCAAGCACCTCTTCGACAGCGACAAGGAAGGCGGCGCGGCTGGCGCAAAGGCACAGCAGAATGGCTTTGTGTTCAAGATGCCGATACTCTTTGGCATCGAGGGCTGCCACTTCTTCTGTTCAAAGGACTGCTGGAACAAGTGGCTCAACAGCCACACCACCGAGCAGGAGCGTGCCGACGGCAACCGCTCTGCCCGCGAGATAAGACAGCGCATGGAGGCCGACAAACCGAAACTTATAGAGGGGCTGCAGCGCATACAGCGAGCCTTTGAGATAGCGAGAAATCGCCGAAAGAAGTAAATAATTAAAGGGAGTACGATCATGAGCGAAAAACAGAAAGACGAACTGCTGAAACATGTAGTGGGAGCCATTGGCGCAATCAAGGCTCAATTTGAAGTGGAGGTTATCAAGGACTATGAAATACCGCCACTTGTGAACACGAAAACGGGCAAAGACCTTGGATTCGGAGTCAAGCTGCAACTAAATACCCGTTACGACTACGACGAGGAAATGCTGACGCAATGGAAGAATATGCTGAAGGCCGACGAGTGGTATATCTCAGTTAAGCGGAATCAGTTGCATGTGACATTTAAGGTGAGATATAAGGAGGACTGACGTATGACACTGCACAGATTCATGTCGAAACGGGAGTACGACGCGCTGATGACGGGCGAGGTGCTGCGCAACGAGACCGACCACGGGGCAATGGGGCAGAAGACGGACTCAGTTGGCTTCTGCTTCTTCCCCGAGCCGCCCGACGAGGCGATACACTGGCTGTCGTTCATCGTCGATGCCGACCTGTGTGTGACGATGGAGATTCCCGACGCGATGGTTCGCAAGTCGCAAGGTCGTTACCGCGATGTGGAGAAGGACAAGGGCAGCGCACTCTTTGACGAGCCGCCGATGCTATGGCGCACGGAATACTGCCTGACGGAGTACAGCCTGGAGACCGTCCGCGTGCTGCACGTCACCGACCATTACAAGTGGTATGGCCGCATTCCTGAGAACGCTTCCTTCTTCGAGCGCATCGAGCGGCTCCGTATGGTTGGCGAAATGGAGGACAAGCGATTGAAACATAAATAATTTAGCGATTATGAAACTATTCAAGCGATTACTCGACCTGCTGAACATCCACCCCGACGAGAACCAGCGGTGGACGTTATCTACACTATTCATCGTCGGACTGTTGGATGCCTACGTCGGACCAGCTATCTCGAAGGCGTGGGTGACGGAGCTGCCTGCCGAATGGCTCGCGTTCCAGTCGCTCGTCTATTCCGTGGTCGGACTGTTCATCGGCATGATATGGAAAGGCTGGGTGCGCCGCAAGGCTATCCAGTGGTTCACGGTGCTCTGCGTCATCGAGTCGGCAGCAGGCTTCTGCGTCGGCATGTGGCTCTGCTTCGTCGAGTACAACGTGTGGGTGCTGGCTATCGCCTGCCTGCTCTACGGCACGCTGGTGTCGGAGTTCATCGGCAAGTGCCTGATGACCTTCCGCCCCAAGCTGTGGAACGAGAAGGAGCGCGAGGTGTACGATAACAACAACGACGTGGTGTGCGGCATCTACTGCATCGTGGGCTATGTCTGTGCCCTGCTGTTCATGCCCTCGCTAAAGGTTGCCATGTTCATCTGGGGCCTGTGCTGCGCCATCGACAACATCGGCTGGCTGGTCGTATATCACAAGAATAAAGATAAATTTGTGGAAATCGAAAAGGAGGAGTGATTATGGCAGACATAAAGGCGATAGCCGAGGAACTGGCTAAGATGTACCCGTGTGATATACAGGAGATGGCCAGTATGGAAATGATAGAAAAAGTGCAGGAACAAGCAAAAATGGCCGAATGTGCCAAGATGTTCCGCGACAGCTCTCCCAAGCAATATGGCATAAGTTTATTAAATCGAAAACATAAAAAACGATAAGCAATATGGAAATTACAAACAACAATCTGCACAAGGCGATAGCAGCGCTGCACCGGTGCGCTGAGGAGAATAAGGGTAAACAAACTGATACTGGTTGTGTGGTGGTATCGGATATTTGCACCGATGTGGCTAACTATCTGGAGAAGCCCGCAGATGGATTGCAGTGGCACACTATGGCCGACGAGATGCCCGCGTGGCACACTTGTCTTTTGGTGCATGAGAAGTCGTACTGCATCGTTCGTCGTCACGACGATGGCCGTATGTTCGAGATCACTCAATACATCGAGGTTAAGGAGGGTGACCCTTTCCACTTGATCAAGTGGATTGACCTTGCTGATATTGCAAAACTATAAGGAGGAATAATTATGGCAGCAATGTGGCAACATAGATTAGTATATGCCGTACAGATGGGCAGAGATATCCTTTCTTGGTTTAATCTGCCGCCTGTAGATGGCATTCGTAAGAACGACGATGGCACTCTTTCGGTGTACTTGAAAAACGTGGTTATTTATGGCCTGCAGCGCCAGGGACTTTCACTCGTACAGGTGGAGGATCATAACTGGCTTTGCCGCGACGAGGAACAAAGATGGTGGGTGCTGGGCCAAGCCGATTATTGTTCGCTCGATGCTATGCACCACGTTACACTATTCCCCAACGAGCAAACGCATCGTCAGGCTATGGCCATTATGGCTATCGAAAAGTTAAAGCGCGAGTTTTCCGCACTTCCACCCGAAGAACAGGAAGCTCTTTACAACAAATATCCCGAACTATTTATTAAGGAGGAATGATTATGGCAAAACATGGATTAACTGTGGCGAAGGCCGAGAAGAGCGAGTTTAAACTTGTATGGGGGTTCGTTCACGCGATGGAGGCATTGTTCGACCAGCGTGGCGGGTTTGTTGAAGAATGGTGGACGTGGCCCGATGACGATAAGGACTACAAGCAGCTGCGCAAGATACAGAAGGAACTCGACTGCGACGAGGAGGACGACGAGGTGGTGCTGGAGTTTGTTAAGCGCAAGTTCCGCGAGGCCAACTATTCAGGCAGTTTCGGACGCATACTATTCGATTGCGAAACGCTGATTGAAAACTGTTGCGATCCAAAGCTGGACTATCTGGAGTATAAGCCCAGCATCATGTATGCCGAGCGCATCGCTCTGGAGAAGGTAGAGAAGATTATCACCCGTGGCCAGAAGAAAGGGCTGTCGGCCGATAAGATTATCGAGCGCATCATGGCTCGTATCGAAGAATCTAAAAAGGAGGATGAGAAATGAAGATACTATTGAAATGGAAGTATATGAATGAGCCAGCCGAGTTTGATACCAAGACGATGAAGCTGGTTGATATTCCTGGACGTGGCCGTCGGGAGTTGGGACCTGATGAGCCTGATGCAGACTTGTGCATAGATGATGGCATGATCCTGACAATCGCTCAGATACACACCGGCGACGTTGAAAGCGCCAATGCACTCTGCAAGGAGATTGTAAGACGATTCAATGAGTTCCCAGAAGAATTAAAACGATAAGCAATATGGATATAACATTTAGAAACAAAAAGATTAAAATCAAGGTGATATTCTACGACAGCATGATAAAGCTGGAGGGCAAGTATTACCTCGACAAGATGCCTGCTAATGCAGAAAAAAGTCCGATGAAGTATCGGAAGTTGAAGAGCGGTAAAATAGTGGCGCAAGCCGCGTTCTTTATCCCTAACGGCTTTATCTTTGATGCGTTGTGCATCGACGACGAAGAAACGAAACAGAAGATTACCGACTGGCTGGAGAAAACCATCAACGATATTGCCCACCAGCGCGGCATAGAAATTCCAAAGAAGCAGGAGGAGTGATTATGTGTGAAAATGTATTACTGATGCTTATTGTTGTGGTGATTTTAGTCATTGTTTTCGTAGTATTGGTATCCGTCCTAACAGCAAAGCCAGGCAAGACGTGTGCTGATATCAACGAGCCGCCTAAGCCACGCATCGTGCTGCCTACGGATTGCGATATATATACGTTATCCATTGACAGTCAGCTGAAACCCGACGAGTGGCAGATGATTCTTAATGCAGGTTGGTTGCTACTAACATGCAACACCGAGCAGTATAAAGACTACGCAGGTTGCTGGCCTGAAGCACCCAGTTTTACGCGCACCCGTTGGAACTACGTGTTTCGCAGAAATGGAAACAACAAAACAGAAAAATAGGAGGATTGATTATGTTTGATCTGAAGAAACTCGAAGACAACAACGCGATATTCTGGATATTCAAGTTCCCTGAGTATCGCAGGATTGCAGCTGAGTGCGGATGGGCTATTGCCATTCACGGTTCAGCAGTTCATGATCTCGACCTTATGGCCATGCCATGGATTGAGAATCATACCACTGCCGATGAGCTGGCACAGCGGCTGACAGACACAGAGCAGCCTAACTTCCGACGACCCTATGTAAAGTCGAAGCCAGGCGACAAACCAAACGGACGTATCGTCTATACCATCTTTACGGGAGGCACGTATATCGACATGAATGTGATCGAGGGCTTTGGTAAGAATGCAGTTGTGGAGAGCGTCATCGAATGGCTGCACACCCATACGGCTATGAGTGAATGTGAATACGAATTAATGAGAAAAGAATTGGAGGAGTAAGCAATGGACGATAATCATTTCATTAACCAAAAGACGTTGCGGGAGTGGATCAAGCTGCGTCAGCGCTTCGACCCTTACGAGTGGTATAAGTGCGACCTGCGCCGCAAACGTCCCAATCGCAAACGTGGGCGCAACCTGTATCACGGCATATTGGCTTACCGTCGGCGCGTCGGTCAGCATGAGGACAGGCTGAGCTTCCGTGGAATTGCAAGGATGTACGACATGCTGCGCATCAAGGCCATCCGCCAACATCCCGAACTTGCCGCGAAGATCCCAGACCTTTATGAAAGGTTTCTCTATTTGATATTTCCTCCCCATGAGTTTGAGGCACAGATTTATGCCAGGCCGATAATAAATCCGATGGAGACGCTGTTCTACCAGGGTTTCGCAGCCGTGCATACAATAAAGGTTCCACCTCTGATGGTTGGCGAGCTGGCAATGACGCATGACGGCTCTGACGCAGTGCTGGCACGTGTGAAAGAAGCGGAACAGTCAGACGTCGTAACGTCGCTTGCAATGGCGATGCTGAGAGATGAAGAAAAGAGTAACAAATAACATCAACGATATGGAAGAAGAAATTAGAAAGAAGATTTATTAAATAGTAAGGAATATGAGACTGAAGCACATTACATTTACAGGTATTGATGCCAAGACCGACATCCAAGACCTAATAGACATACAGCGCGAGTTCCCGATTGTGGAGTTCGGAGTGCTGACGAGTTATCACTGGTACGAGAATGGCAACCGCTATCTAAATCCAGCGTTTCTTAGCAACCTGTATGCAGGCAATGGGGAACTAAACCTTTCGCTGCATGTTTGCGGCTCGATGGCCCACGATGCTGCCGATGGATATTGGAACCATATAGAACACTACATGTTTAACACTCTCGGACTATTCAAGAGAGTACAGCTGAATGTGGCTAACCGCACAGACAATCCGTATCGCTTGGCGAGTACGCCAAACAGACATACGGAGGTTATTATCCAGCAGAAGGGGGTAGATGACATTGAGATGTTTGAGAGTAGCATGTGGATGAACGTATCTGTTCTGCTCGACGCTTCTGGAGGACAGGGCATCGTCGCGCCTATCGAAGTTTTGCCGAATGCTGGAAAGCAGTTCAAGGTTGGCTATGCTGGTGGTATTAACTCCAGTAACGTGGCTGATAAGTTGGCGTATCTGCTTCAGAACGATCAGGTAGGAGATTTCTGGATTGATATGGAGAGCGGTGTGCGCACTCCCAACTGGTTTGGCGATGGCGACTGGTTTGATACTGACATGGTGCGCAGTGTTCTTGATGTTTGCAGCAAGGTAGCAAAGAATTATGGAATAAATATTAGGAGGAATGATTATGAATGCAGGAAAATTTACTATTGACGAGGTGGAAGCCCTCATTAAGAATGTATTAATGTGCGAAAACAACGTTATCGTTGAGAGTGTTGAACCAAACAGCGACGGCGAATATTGCACTGTGATATTGGATGGCGATGTCAATCTAAGCACGTTGAATGCTATAGCCAAGGCAGTAGGCGATGAGCCTATTATTGGTGGCGAGGACTATAATAAGATTAATCTGTTCTTCCGCATTCCAAATGAGAATGACATTAATACAGGCGAAGATGACGAGCCAGAGCTCGAAAAGAAATCAGTACCCGCTATTTCTGACGAACTTCGTCATAAGGATGAGTTCCACGACTCTGAGGATATGGTGATACCAGGCACCGAAATGAACTGCAGCAACACCGAGCAGTGCGAGAAAATCAAGGCATGGATGAAAGAAACGGGCCACATCCCTATTATCTATATCCGACTCGAAGATGGTTTGCATGTAGAGATAAGTAATCTCTACGACTGCAAGGCTAGAAACGTGCTGAGTCATAGCGAGGCAGTAGGCGGCGATGCTCATATATACAAGATAGAGAATCCCGACGAACTTTTCCCCATCGGCAGCAGCATCTGTGTGCGTGCCACCCGTATCGACACAGGCCGTAGCGATGTATATGACTTGAATTTCTTTATATAAGGAGGACTAATGTATCATCTATGGTGCATTGAGTGTAAGTGGAATAGAGTAAAAACAAATAAGGCGATATGGAAAAAGAAGAGTTGATTGAAAAGCTGGCCGCTACCATCAAGAAGATGAAGGAAGAGGTCAACAAGGGAGTCATCAAGGACCACATGATTAATCCAGTGGTGAACTGGAAGACTGGCAAAGAAGTGGGCCAGGGTGTTGAGCTTATCTGCGGTACGAAGTTCGAGTACACCGAAGAAGTGCTGAACCATTGGAAGGAACAGCTCGGTGCCGACGAGTTCCGCATTAATATACGCCACCTGAAGTTATATATCACATTCATTGCCTATTACGAAGAGGACAAACGCGAGAATGACAAAAAGAAACTGATGCAGGCTATCAACGGCGAACTGGCTAAAGACGGACTGCATATACCAATAAAGGAGTAATTATGGCAGAAGAAATTACCTGTAGCGATTTACAGCTGGCGATGCGCACCTTTTGTGAACGCAACGGCATTGAGGTGATTGAGAAACCCACGTCGATAAGCTGCGAGATGCCGAGTACCGTGCAGCTACGCATATTTAATAAGACGCGCAAATACTATACCTACACCCTGTATGGTATTGCTTTCTACCCCTATCGCAAAATTCGGCGTGCAGTCTATTTCGATACCAAAGGTGCTATCTATCTTAAACAGAAATTCGATAAACAAAATAAACAATCAGAAACAAAGGAGGAGTGAGTATGAAACTGATACCCAAAGACGCTGTATTGGCGGAGATAGAAAGAAGGAAGAATAATCTGTATGATTCCCTTCCAGATGCAAGCAAAGTCGAGGATGGTAGTATAACTATATCTGAGACTAAATATATAGCTTTGGAATCCTTTGAAAGTTTTATCAACTCCATCGAAGTAACAGAGGTAGCAAAGATAACCCAACATGATATAATATATATAAACAACAAAGCACAGAAGAAGGAGAATAGTTATGATAAATGAGAAATGCGAATATTATAATAAAGGCTTCTGCCAGAAAGGACTTGCAGATACAAGATGCGAGTTGAAAGGTTGTGTAGCACATATAGAAAAGGAGGACTAACAATATGAAACAGATTACAAGACGAGAGGCCATCGAGGCCATTAAGGGAATGTTTGAGACCGAGACTGGACGCGAGGATAATATATCGCGGTTCCTTGAGGAAGCGGATGATACCGCCACGTTCATGATCGACAAACGTAAGTACGGACGAGAAGAGATTATCACAAAGTTAAGCGATTATTTTGATGGTGTGAATATCAAAGACGGCCAGTGTCGTATCGGTGACTTCACGTTTGTATTCACTATTGTCAAGATAGAGAAGCGCTTAAACAAAAATGAGAACTGAAATTAGAAAATGTCATCGGGTGGAAAGCCCTTTACAACGAACATTCAGAATTGTATAATTAAGATACGGAGGAATAATTTATGCTTATACAGATTTCGAACAGATGTGATATGGGCTGTGCTGACTGTCTGCAGGATAGCAGGGAGGATGGCGGGCTCATGTCGCTTGAAACATTCTACAAGGCAGTTCTTTGGGGATACAGCCAGGGCTGCCGTTTTGTGCTTATCTCTGGCGGTGAGCCTACCGAGAACGCTGAGATGGAGAATATGCTGCAACAGTTTGACCGGTTCGGATGGAACAAAGGCATGCGCTTTGCCATCGCCTCCAACGGAACATGGATTGAGGATGACGAGAAGCGTAAGATGATGTGGCGTATCAGCCGACTGAGGACCTACATGGGTATTCAGGTGTATACCAACAAGAAGTGGTATCAGGATTACGACTTTATCATGGAGAACCGCCGTGAGTTGGAACAGATCCCGAAATGTATCGTGGACTGTGACAGCCCTATATGGATGGAAGACCTCGGACGTGCCCGTGATAACGAGGATGCACAGCGTGAGGTGGAGAAGAATCCTTACAGCTGCTCTTGTCTCAATACAGCCCTCACTGCCCGTCAGGCTACTCAGTATAATTTCTTTCCTTCCATGGAGCTTGCAGGTAAGTTCTGCAAACCCCTTGTCGATATCAACGGCAATATACACATGAGCGAGAGCTGGCTCTGTCCCAGCGTAGGCAATGTCGGTACCGACGGCTCGGTGGATATCTGGATTAATATGTGCCAGTTCAAACCATGCATGCGCTGCAAGAACTCCAAGCACCTGTATGATGACAACGAGGAAATGGCATCGGTAAGAAAGATTCTAGGATAAAAATAATATTATTAACTTTTAAAACGACAACATTATGAGAAGTAGAACAGCAATGTGGTTCGAGTGCAAGATCCGTTACGAAAAGGTGATGGAAGATGGCTTGCAGAAGAAAGTAACAGAACAATATGTGGTTGATGCCCTGAGCTTTGCCGAGGCGGAGAACCGTATCACCGAAGAGATGTCCGCATATATCAGCGGTGAGTTTGAGGTGGCCGATGTAAAGAAGGCATCCTACAAGGAGATATTCTTCAGCGACGATGCGAATGCTGACCGCTGGTTTAAGGCCAAGCTCGACTTTATCACTATCGACGAGAAGACAGAGAAGGAGAAGCGCAGCCGTATCACCTATCTGGTACAGGCCGCGAACCTGAAATCCGCCTTCAAAGGCATAGAGGATGTGATGAACGGTACCATGATAGACTATGATGCTGCCGCCATCGACTCTACGAACATCTTCGATGTCTTTGAGTACAAGAAGTCTGATAAACCTGAATACGAGGAGAAATGATAGAGATACCCAAATATTCATTAAGCACGTATGATCCGACATCGCTGGCCATCAACCAGCGGTCGGATTTTACGCGTCGCATCCCCACCGGACTCAGCGACAAGCAGATGGCACGTGCAGATAAGTTGGTACGTCAGCTTATTAACATCCAGAACGATGCACGCGGAGCAAAGGCGCAGCGGATGATCATTCTGTTCTACAACAATGCGCGCCTGCTGGCTAATCCTTACTACTGGGAGATTATGCGTACGGTATGGGTAGCCGCTGGCAGCACCGAGACGGCAGGAATGTTCCGTAAGATGATGAAGTCCAGCCGACCATGCAAGGGGTGGTTCATGACACCTGAGGATGCAGCCGCGCTCGATGCCATGCAGTTTCCGCTCACGGTGTATAGAGCCTACGACGCAGAACGCTATCCTGACGATACCGATCCTGGCATCAGCTGGACGATTGACGAGCAGTGGTGCGAGGGCTATGCCAAGGCAAAGGGGCGCGTTGTTAAAAGCCGACAGGTAGAGCGCAGCGATATCTTTGCGTATATCTCCCGTCGCGGCGAGGAAGAAATGATTATCCTATAATATAAAGACAAAGAGAGACTATGAAACCGAAGAACCGTGTATTTTGCCCGGACTGTGGCCGTCAGAAGATGCTGTTTGAGACAGAACGTAAGGCGCAGGATTTCATCCGATGGAACTCAGAGGATATAAATAACGGAAGCCTTCTCCATCCGTACTACTGCAATGCTTGCTGTGGCTGGCATATCTCGCATGTCGAACACAAGGAAGAGTATGATAACCGCATGGACGAACGTATCAGCATGTACCGCGAAAGTAAGTCTGGTCAGAAATGGCAGCGGAAGATTGAGAGGCTGAGACAGAAGCCGGATCCGAACAAGAAGAAACAAAGCTATCGCAAGATCAAGAATCCTGATTTGATGATTGATGCTAGGTACAGTTCCGAACCGGTGAAAAAGCGAGTCAAGAAACACTAACTTAAAAGATTATGACACAAGTAAAGGATTATGTTAGAACGAGCTTCAAGGCAGCTGTTGCCGCCGAGGGCAGGGAGAATATCGAGCGCGGCGTGTCGCAGTGCTCCGGTCTTGTGAAGATGATGTGCGGTGTTGCAAATAACTGTGCCACCAGCGTGGTGCGTCAGGCTTGGATGCACATTGCCGACATACGCGATCAGGAGAGCTACGAGGAACGTCCGGCACGTCCCCATCCTGGCTGCAGACAGAAGGCCAAGAAAATGTTTGCTCAGTATTTTACGGCTGTGCAGCAGATGAAGAGCACCCTACTCTATCCGTCTGAAGGCGCGATACGTTTCTTTCATGTTGCAGATATGCCACCTGAGGCACGGAAGAAATATGGCACAATGACCGATGCCGAGTACTTTGAGTTCTGGGAAGGTACAGGTTCTCTGGCGTACAAGCAGTCACAGCCATTGGTAACCAGCCTACATAACAAACTGCGCAAAGCCTTTGAACGACATGGGCTTAATGAACCGGTACTTGGTGCCTGGGCTATGACGGCCTGCACGGTACTTGAATTAGCCGTGGATACCTGGCAGTGCACTATGCGGTCGTGCCATGAGGCTCTGCCATTGTTAGATATGGCGTTTCTCGAGAATCTCTGGCGTCCATTCTCGCTCCAGTATCCTGCCGACCTGTGGCGAAAGGCCATGCTGCTGATGGACCCCGCGATAGGTGCTTGTCAGCTCGATGCCGACGAGGAGCGTAACATCGAGTTGGGTGTGGAGCAGTTGCGTGAGCTGTGGATCTCCGTCGACCTTCCCTTCGACAGCACCATCGCCGCTGTCGAGGACTTCGACCGTGACATCTTCCGTACACGCGGCGAGGCTAAGAAGAGCATCCGTGAGCTCACCGAGATGCGCGAGGATGCGCGTAAGGACCGTGAGGAAATAAAACAGCAGATGGCTCATGGCAAGAGTAACTAATAATGACAATGGCTTCAAGGCCTTCTGGGATGCTTATGGATTGAAGCGCGAGAAGGCGGCTGCAGAGGCGGTATGGAACCGTCTGAGCGCAGCTGATAGGCGTGCTGCCATGGCAGGCATACCGGCTTATCGTGAGGATTGCCAGTGCCGCGGCGTGGCCATGAAGTACGCACAGGGTTATCTCTCCCACCGCCGCTGGGAAGATGAAAAGGAATATGAACAAATGGAAAAATGGTGAATGTTATGGGAATTTTTAAGAAAAAATGGACTAATCTGCAGCCGTGGCTTGATTACTTTAATATGCTGCAGAAGTATGAAAGTAATGGGTACCTGGAGGTATCGGTGAATAAGGGTGAAGCCTATATCACTCAGGCTGCGCTATACACACTTGCAGGCGACGACCTGAACCGCTACCAGATGGCCAAGGGTGTCATCAAGACCGCCGAGCATATCCGTGCCTATGTGGCATGGAAGGGCCGCTTCGGTAGCGACTGGCTCGAGAAACCGTTTGCCCTACAGGTGGTAAAGGACAATACACCGCACGACCCGGTGTATACCGTGCTGCTCTCTCGTAAGCGCCGTTGGTGGAAGCTATGGCTGAAGGCTAATGTTGTTGACGTGATAAACTACTGATGTTATGAGAATAGGAGAGAATGCAGAGTTCTATCTCGTAGAAGCCGACTACGACAAAGCGCCAATCAAGAAGTACCGTGAGTACGGCTACGACAGTAAGTGGGATTTCTATCTTGCGCTGCGTCGTGTCGGCAAGCGATGGAGGGGGCGTGTAGGCGAATGCATCGAGCAGCGACACGAGTTTCGTAAGCTACGCTTCCATGACACGCCTGGCGGCAGGCCTGACGAGGAATGGATTGCCGACTTCATGCTGGTACGTACGGAGATGCCAGAGTATATACGCAAGGCATTGGAGCCCGTCGACCCCATAGAAAAAGAACTGGACGAAGCCTTTGGTATCGACTTCTAAGGAAAAGAAAATACCGCTGTCCTCACGGATGGCGGTATTTTGAAACAATCTTTACAAACTCTACTAACTACCTAAAACTATAAACATCGTTATTAACCATCAGCTCTCTGGCTGCTCGGCCACAACGTCGCAGTTGTTCACGGCCTTTGGCTCCTGTGGCTCTAACCCCTTCTGTATGGGCTGTCCGTCCTTGCCGTACTCCTGCGTGAACTTGCAGGCAAACACTATGCCAGCACCGCCGCCTATCAGATAGGGCTCTATGAATATCCACCAATCATCGGGCTGGATATTATAAAGTGACATCGCCTCGTGTGCAGCGATAGCAGTGCCGCTCATCAGTTCTCCAAGCCACATCATGCGCTTGAAAAACACCGGCATGTGGTTGCGCCAGCGGTTACGTAATGTATGCCAGAACTTCTTCATAATTCACGTGGATTTTGGATTCTCATTCCTTTGTCGCTTACCAATATTAGGTTGCTCAGACCTTTCACGTCGGATGCCAGTCCCTGGATATCCGTCCGCACGCCTCCTACCTGTTCAATGAACTTCTTCTCCATCGAGTTCATCTTCTCCAGGAACTCGTCCTGCTTCTTTGAGTGGCTGTCCTGTCTCTTCTGAATGTTCTCGATGGTCTTCAGTATGCTTTCGATGGTCTTATCCACTTGTGCCTGCACACCATCTAAGGTCGTTTCCAGCGTCTTTATCTCGTCCTTCAGACTCAGAAGCTGGCGGAACAGCCATCCGATCACTGCCAGCAGCGCCGTGATGAGATACGGCCAAATGTCTATCATTACCTGGTTCATATACTTGTTTCTTTTTATGCAAAGATACTATATTCCTTCTCCGTCTGCAAGGGCTTAGCCCTCAAGCGCCAGTGTCACGGTGAACTCTACGCTGGGCATCTGCTGCTTCGTGCGGTCATAGATGCCCGTCTGCTTCTTGGCAGGCTCCACAATCACGGGCACGTAGCCGCCCTTATACAGCATCCACCACTGGCGTGCCATCAGGAACTCCGTCGTCCACCACTCCGCCCATTCGCGTGTCTGCTTGCCGCTGCTCATCGACCAACTGCGACGGCCACCCTTGGCGATGGCCATCAGCGAGCGGATAGGCTTGAAATTCGGTCCCTCGGTACGTGTGTACTGCTGTGTCTCCACGGCGATATCCATCGCCTCCTTCATCTGTGCGCTGCAGGTCTCGATGGCGCCACGGCGGTTCACGAAGAGGAAATCCTGGTATGGGATGCTGTCGCGCAGCACCAGCGGTGCGTGCGCCTCCGTACCGTCGGCTCCTGGTGTGGTGCCGTAGGCATAGAAGGCGCTCTGTGTGGCGTTGTTACGGATATCCACCCACGAGGTGATGCTCTGGCTGCCTACGCGCTCAGGACTTGTCACCGGCTTGGTGCTGGCATCGCCGAAGCGCAGGTTGCTGTGTTCCCAATGGCTCATGTCGGCATTCTCCTTGGCACCGATGTTCGCCCTCTCCCACTCCGTCAGCCAGCCCAGTGCGCAGCGGCCTCCGGCGATCTCGCCGCTGTCGGTCTCGGTATACTCGCCGTCGCTGGCCAGGTACTCGGTGTACACCTCCAGCGAGTAGGCGCGGTACGCGCGCTCGTAGCTGCGTGGGGAGGCAGCGGCCGCCAGCTCGCCTGCGAAGTCATAGGTAGCCCAGATAGCCTGCAGCGCCGAGCTGATGTCGAAGCTGATGGATGACTGGCGGTTGCTGTCCTGGCGGAAGCTGCCCACCACCTTGTTGTTATACTTGACGTCCACTCTCACCACGTTGAACGGGCTCGAGGCTGGCCACTCCAGTCCGCTGATGTCTATCACCACCGGGCTGTCTGCAAAATAGGTCTTGCCACCACCGAACATTCCTGATACTGTTACTGCCATAATCTTTGATGTTTATTTCTTTATCGTTGATGTACCTATATGTACATGATTTCAAATTCAACCATTCCAAGCCCCGTTTTCTTATTTACACTGTACTGTCTTTTTCGTATGAAGCCCGTAATGTCGGCTATATGTACGCGTTTGGTCTTGTCAATCTTCAGCAGCTCGGCCAGCGTCATGTGTACCTTGCGCTTGCAGATGCGGGCATTACGCACCCAGTAGCTGTACTCCTTGTAGAATGTGTCTGTAAGTCCGCGCTGTCGCAGATCCTCGTTCTCAATCCTCAGGTATTTCGGATTGTCGTCCCTCTCTGGCTGTCTTGAGTCGTAGTAAGGGTTCAGCTTCTCAGCGCGCAGCTTCAGTGAGAAGCGGCCCTCCTTTGATCCAGGCCCTTCGCCCGTGCCGTTGTAGTCCCACAGATTTCCTTCGCTGTCACATGTGTCGGGGTGACTCACGGCGCCGCTTCCCTGTTCTGTCTCCCATGTGTCGTTTCCCTCCTGGTCGTCAATGTCGTCGGAGTATCTGATAAAAGCATCATCGCCGCTACCTCGCATCACACCAAAGCACAGACCAGGATCGGCCTCGTCGAACGGTGTGCCGCCATTGCTGATGGCATAGTTGTCTTCCATGCGTATGCTGAATCCTTCGCTGATGAATACGTCCAGTTTGCCTTTAATCGTATAATACTGCTCTGTATATTTGTCATAGTCCTGTTCCTGGTAGTCCTCCTCAGTCTGCTTAGTGAACCTTGCCATGGTACCAATCTGCGTGGCATTACTCTCGTTATATACCTCTGGTGTTGGCGCCTTCATCTCACCACTAAACAGTGATGCGTAAACGATGCCTGTATCGTTCATGATGACAGGTGTGGCATTGATGGTGACTTCCTCGACGGTCTTGCCTTCGTCCTCCAATGCGGAACAGTCTCCATCCTCTGCATCCATAAAGCCTGCAAATTCAAGGAGTGAAGGAAACAGAACGTCCTCGTCCTCGTCCACCTTGATGCCCCATGCATTGCCGTTTACAGGTGTTACATAGCAGGTGCGGTTGAAAGCCGACACATACTGCTTGATGAAGTTGTACTCAGCATTCAGGTCCCATTGTGAGTAGTCGTGCTTGTCCGAGGTATCCTTCCATGTCTTCGACTTTCTGGGGAACAGGTCGGCAAATCCCTTGTAGTAAAAACTGGTGTCGTCTTTCCCCTTACCGTAGGTCATACGGAATCCACGGATGTTATTCTCCACCTTCTCGTCGGCAGCCACAATATCGCAGTTGATGTCCTGTATACTCTGATCGCGGAAGATGTTACGCAGCAACACGATGCGCACTGTGGTATAGTCGTTGCTGAATAGCAGACGCACACCGAACATAGCCTTCATAGCCTCGATGATCTCGCTGATATCAACATGCGGGTAGTTGTTACCCGTGGCATAAGCCAGATAAGCCGAGTAGGCGCCTGTCGAAGCTTCCTCCATACTTCTCCCCAGCTCCCATTGTAGTTTAATGTACCCATTTCTCATTGTATCAACGCGGTCGACAACACCTTCGATAGAACTGATGTATTTATGTTTCTCGCCTTCGGTCACCTCAAAATCTCTCAGCAGAACCTTGCCTGCTATATCTTTTGGCATGACCTGCTTACAGGTATCTCTCCATGACTCAAATAAATATAGCTCATTCTCGGTATCAATCACCGGCAGGTAATACTGCCCGTAGCGCGACAGGTACGGCTTCTCTTCAGAATCTTGCGGCGTGGTGTGTCCCTGGGCGTGAAAATAATCATTGTCATTCTCAATCTCTTCGTAGTAGCAGCCATAGTTGAGTAGGAACACACGTCGCAGATCCTGTACGTCAAGGCACTGGTTTTCTTCGACGTGGATCTTCAGGTCCTTCATCAGACGGTCGATGAAATACAGCAAGTAGAAGTTTGGCGCATTGTTGTATCTCGTCTCGTAGTCGCCACCGTGAGTGGTCGGTTTTCCGTGAGCCAGTCGCACGGTATAGCCACGCCCCGCCTTTTCCTCGCCTGCTTCATCCACGCTCTTGAACGGATAGCAGATATTGATATTGCAGAAAGGGTGCGCATCGTCATAAGCCGTCTGCACGTTGGTGTAGTCGATATTCTCTTCCGCCAGCTGGCTGTTCAGTACCTTTCCGTGACTCTTGACCATCTTAGGCCATTGTTGCGAGTAAGGCGTAGATATCTGAGTTGTAGGATAGTCGATGTTTGCCTGGTGGCTACGTTCTGCGGCAGCCTTCAGCCAAGGTTCCTTGTTGGCGTATGCACCAAGACTGTCGGCCAGTGTGTAGTTGACCCATGGCTGATCGTAGAGTTTTGGCTCACGTTTACGGTTCAGTGCCACGCCTATCACCACATCGCCTACGCTTACTTCTGTCGCGCTGGTGTCTGCTATCATCTCATCGAATGTCTTCTGTCCGCTTTCAAATCTGACATCCACGTTACCGTCCACATCCACCTCCGCTTCGTCATCGAGTGTCAGGTAGCCAAGATACAGAGCTATGCCCTCTACCCATAAGCGTGCCCGTCGACGGTGAATTACGTCGTGCAGACGGCTGCCGTGTATGTCTCCGGCACTACCAAAGATATGAGCATTAGCACGTATGTTAAGCCTGAACGAGTGTGTCCAAACGTCGCCGCTTGCAAAAACCTCGCTCGTGTCGGTAATGGTGATAGTGGCATCATCCTCCAGCGTTGCGAACTGACTGGTGGTAGGATTCTTTATCTCATCCGTTGGTAAATCAAAAATCTCGAGTGCTAAATAGTCCATACTTACGTGTTATTATCTGCCAGAAATATAAGCCATTCCATAACCGAAAGCAAGGGCAGGCACTGCCCTTGATAGCAGGAATAATACTTTGTATCTTTGCATAAAAAGAAACTTTAGAATGTCAAGAACGTCCCCTGTCCACTATATAGCACCCAGTGCCATCAGTATCACGCCGAACTGTAACAGCTCGGCCAACGACATCAGCGTGTATCTGGCACGTGGTGCCAAGATAGGCGTGTACTCACCCCGTGCGGGTATCGACTATGTGGATGCACAGGCACAGACGTGGACCCTGCGCGGCCGTAACCGCCGCCTGGCCGACAGTACCAAGCCCTATACCATCTATGCCCGTCTGAGCAAGACCGACTATACCAACGGCTATCTGGTGTTCGCTTCCAAGAACCAGCAGGGCGGCGTGTGGTACGACAAGTACAACTATATCACGCCGCTGGGCCTGAGCGATGTAACGGGTGCCACCACCAGTGCCGATTACTGGTATGTGCGCCTGGGTGATGTAAGCGTACCCAGTCAGGCTGAGCGCACACTCTCCTACGATACGGGTATCCTAGGTACCACGCTGTTTAATACCGAGTGGGGTGTTGATCCAGACTCGCTGCCGCTGCGCATAGATGTTAGCTGTACAATAGGCGGCGAGGACGCCGGTGTTAACCCATACGTATATTGGGGCGGTCAGTTGGCGCTTACAGCCCAGTTGGTTGAAGGTTGGATAGGCACTACCCTACAGCGCTTTACACGCTGGAGCATTGCCCGTGATACCGGTGATAGCACTGCCGATGCAGCCTGGCAAAACACACAGAAGGTACAGGATTTTGCCACCACCGCCACTATCGAACTTACTCACCAGCGCGGGGCTGGCGAGGTGGATGATTTCAACGGCGCCGTCAGCACGTTCTTTACCATTACGGCCTGGGGTGCGGCCGAGGATGGCAGTGCCCAGGATGTGGTGCTGGTACAGACCACCGTGAACATCCTGGCCGAGACTGTCGAGGGGTTCCAGATAGTATGCTCTACCGAGTTTATGAGCTACAACCCGCAGACTCATGCCTATACCCCCAGCGATGGCGTAAAAGTTTGTCTGCGTGCCACCGATCAGCGTGGCGATGTGACCGATATGACCACCGCACAGATTGCCGCTGCACAGCTTACGGCCAGCTATGCCGAGGTGGGTGGCAGCTCGTGGACGGCCCTCAGCTTCAGCAACGTGGGCGGCATAGCCACAGCCACCGTACCTGCGTCAGCCTTCCAGAATGGCAAGAGCATAAACGTACGTCTGGTAAATGCCGACAGCAAGGAGCTGGCACGCCGCACCATAGCCTATGTTAAGGATGGAGAGGACAGCAAGCTGCGTGAGTGGATTTTCTTGCGCAGCGCCACCGAGATCACGTTCGGCACGCAGGACCACCCCTACCCTGCCAGCATCAGCGGTGGTGAGGTAAACCCCACGGGGGCTGCAGGTGACATCGATACCAACAAGAACCAGGACGGATGGGTGCCACAGGGCTGGTGGGATGAGCAGCGCGGCACCACGCAGAGCGAGCGTTATGAGTACGGTGCCTACCGTAACTACATACAGGCCACGAGCACCACCCCTGCCCACTGGGGCGATTTCACGAAGCCCAGCTTATGGAGCCACTATGGCCAGAACGGTATTGATGCGCAGGATGTGGAATGGGCCTATATCCGTACCAAGACCACCGTGCCACCGCTGATTGATGACGATGCCAACTATACCGACCATAACAACAAGGCATATACCGCCGACGGTCACCTGCCCAAGGTAAAGGCAGGCAGTGGCGGACAGCTAAGCGACATTGAACCCAACAACAGCGGTAGCGGCAGTAAGCTGTACGAGTGTACCGCCAACCCCAAGGGTGTTAACGACGATTGGCCTTACGAGTGGGAGATAAAGCGCACCAAGGGTGCTGCCGATGCAACCTCCAATAAGCGTGCCTGGAACGCCTACAGCGGCAGCTTGGTACTGCGCACCGATCCTGCCTTCAACAAGTATATCTCTACCATCCTTGGTGGTGCTACCGGCAATGCAACCACCGTGGCCAATGCACAGAAGGCGGTGCTTGGTGCACTCGACGGTACCACCGTGACCGACAACGGACTGATGCTCACCTCGCTGATAGCCCTGCGCAAGTTAAGAAGGTCGGATCTTGATCCTACAGTGTTGGAGAACTACGACACATGGGGCGGTGTCAGCGGTATGTATAATGCCGATGCCAAAGGCTATGGTCTGGCAGCCTGGTACGGTGGTGATATGATTGACCGCGAGGCCGTGCAGGAATCGCATGCCAGCGATGTTCCCGCATGGGTAGAACCTGCCTGGGGAACGGGTTATCTTTATGCCAAATCGGTCGACCGCTTCGACGGCTCCGGCTACCGTGCAGGTGGCAACATCAGCTGGGACGCTAGCGGTAACGTAACTATCAAGGGTACTGTGATACGCGATGCTACTTACTATGTTGGTAACCAAGATGTGACCGATATCCTTAAACTGTTCCGTAAAGTGAGGGTTGGAGGAACAGATGCCGAACCTTTGTATATGATCGAGGCAGCGTACGGACTGTATGCTCTTGGTGATATCCAGGCGTTAGGCTACAGCCCATCGCAAGGCGGCGGTGGCGGCGGAGCCTCGGTGCTCTACGAACTGAATGATGTCAGTCCTAACGCAGACAACAACGCTGTGCTGGGTATTGTGATTGACGACCAGAACCCGCAGGGCGATGGCTACGTGCTTACCTACGACTACAACAGCAAGCACTGGATTGCCGCCCCCGCCGCCGAAACCTACCGCCTGCCACAAGCCACCTCGCAGGCTCTCGGAGGTATTAAGATAGGGTATACATCCGGCCAGAGCGAAACCCGTAACTACGCCGTAGCCCTCGACGCCGATGGCCGCGCCTACGTTAACGTGCCGTGGGTTAGCGGCAGCTTCGGCACCGAAGGCACCGACAACATCGAAATAACTTTAGGCACCACCACCAAAACTGTGCTCACCCATCATCAGTCGCTTTCAGGTTATGCCACCCAGCAGTGGGTTAACGATAAGGGTTACATCACCAGCAGTGGCTCGTGTAACTATGCCAACTCGGCAGGTGCCGTTGCATGGAACAACGTTAGTGGCCGACCAACCGCTGTATCATCGTTCACCAACGATAGCGGCTATATTACCAGTGCAGGAAGCTGTAACTATGCCAACAGTGCAGGTTATGCCACATCAGCAGGTAGTGCCTCTGATAGCAGCCGTATAGCAAGGGATGGAGATACCATGACAGGTACTCTTGGACTTCGTAGTCATGCCTACGGAGGCCCGAATGGCGATCACGGCCTGAACTGCAACAACTCCGACATCGTAGGCGTTAACTCGATATATACCAACGACACCAGCGACGGATGGGACGAGGGCATCGAGTTTAAGCGATCGAACGACAACTGGGACTCGCTCTATGCTCTTGATGGCAGCTTCTACTTTATGTCGAACAACGGTGGCAGTTATGCCAATCTCTACGTCAACTACCTCTACGCCAACGGCGACGTGCAGGTGACATCAGATGAGCGACGGAAGGATGTGATTGGCGATGTGCAGCTTTCGGTAGAACAGATTGCCCAGATGCCATCAGTATTGTTCCGCTGGAAGAAAGGGTTTGGTGACGACCAGATTCATGTTGGTACCATAGCCCAGAGCTGGGAGAAAGTGCTGCCCGCCGTCGTAGGCATCGGCACCGACGACGCCCATACCCGCAGCTTCAGCTACAGCGCCGCCGCCTACGCCATGGCCCACGCCGACGCCTGCGAGATAGAAGCTCTGAAAAAGCGCGTAAGTAAATTAGAAGCAGAATTGAAACGTTATAAAACAGCATAAGATATGAGTCATAGCGGAGGAAAGATAACTGGCAATGTAACCGTATCAGACATCCAGGCTGTTCTTGCAACACCCGAGAATAGCGTGTATGCCCTGTGCCGCCATAACAGCATAAACATCTGGGCTAAATACAAGCCCGTAAAGCTGAACAACGATCATACCATGGACCAGTGGGATTATACTAACAATAAGTGGAAGGATGATGCCGATTGGTTCCACGGCCCTTCGGGTTGCAGTTTTGGCCTGCGCCCTTACTCGTCAAGTGTGTTCGACGATATTATCAGTAATACCACAGGCGGTATGAACGGCTGGGTGTACGAGCGCCCCGTGGGCAATAGCACCTACCGCTGCCGATTGGTTGACTTTAAAGAGTACAACCATCTGGCCCCGCCTGCATTGTCGAACTTTATATGCACACAGAAAACAGCGCAAGGCAAGAATTTCTCGGCATCGTGCGCCATGGGTGTTGGAGGTACTGATGGTGTGTCTCTTGAGGATTTACAGGTGCCCAGGTACTTTGGCGTGGCACTGCTTAACAGCAATAATGGCGTGGTGTGTCATGGCACGGCCGGTGTGGCAGGTGGTGCCGACGTGTCGTGGACGATGCCTGGTCTAAACCACGGTACTTATACGGTAATGCCATTCTTGTGCAGCGATGCCATCCCAATGACCATCGGTAGCTTTGCCAGTCAGCACACCTTCTACACCTGCCC